ATAGAATCTATTGAAGATATTTATGTAAATGACAAAGAAGTTTCTTGGTCAGGTGCTTTAACTGACCAAACAGTTAGAACAGTAAGTAGTTCTGATGCCAACTATTATAAAGATGGACAAAGTTTAATTTCAGTACAATCTTTTTATGGATTAGATAATCAACCAGTATCTTCCATCTTAGATGAAAGTTCTAACTGGGGTGCTAATCATAAACTATCTGGTGTTGCTTATGTTGCTTTTAAATTCAAATGGAATCAAGATGCTTATGGTGGTGGGATTCCTGATATTAAAGTTACATTAAAAGGCAGAAAAATTTATGACCCAAGATTAGACTCTACAAAAGGTGGTTCTGGTTCACATTTACAAGATAATTCTACTACTTGGACTTATAGTGATAATCCAGCTTTAGCTTTATTAGACTACATTAGAAATGAAAGGTTCGGAAAAGGATTACCTAATTCTGCATTTGAAACTAATTATGATTCATTTAAAACTGCCGCTAATACTTGCGAGACACAAGTTCCAACATATTCAGGTGGTGCAAATATAGATTTATTTACAACAAACATTGTCTTAGACACTAATGAAAAATTAATTGAGAATGTAAGAGAATTATTAAATCCTATGCGTGGTATTTTTACTTATACGCAAGGTGTCTATAAATTATTAGTAGAAGGAACTGGAAGTTCTGTAATGACCATTGATAAAGATAAAATCATTGGTGGTATAAAAATTTATGGAGAAAAAAAGAATTACAAATTTAATAGAGTTTTAGGAACATTTGTTAATCCTGATAAAAACTGGCAAGAAGATACAGTCTCATTCCCACCTGCTGATGATTCTGGTTTAGATGCTGCCGACCAATATGCAACAATGTTAGCTGAAGATAACGGAACTAATTTAGAAGGTAACTTTGATTTCAAAGGAATTACTAATCCTTATACAGCAGAAGAAATGTGTGAGGTATTACTTAGAAGGTCAAGGAACGCACTTGGAGTTGATTTACAAATTACTTCAGAAGGATTAAATTTATCTATCGGAGACATTGTAGAACTTACTTATACTACTGGTGGATTTTCTGCTAAACCATTTAGGATTTATGGATTATCTATAAATACTGATTCAACAGTAAATCTACAATTAATAGAACATCAAAACTCTTTTTACACTTGGGCTAGTAAGTCCGCCGCACCAGTAATTCCTGACACAACCCTACCTAATCCATTCTCGGTAACTGCACCAGCTTCAATTACTTTAACTGATGACTTAATTGAATATAATGATGGGACTTGTATCACTAGACTTTCAATATCTTTAACAGCTTCACCTGATGCTTTTGTAGACCAATACGAAGTTGAGGTAAAACAAACATTAGACGCTAATGGGAATGCAGTATCAGATGACTTTAGAGTTATCGGTAGAGGTATTGCACTTAACTATGAGTTACTTAATGCAATAGATGGTGCTACATATCAAGTGAGAGCAAGAGCAATAAATACTCTTGGAGTAAGGTCAACTTTTGTAACTGCAAACAGAAAAATAATTGGTGCAACAGCAACTCCTTCAGATGTTTCTTCTTTTGCTATAAGTGCTGTGGGTTCAAACCAAATGGAATTATCATGGACTCCCGTTCAAGATTTGGATATTGAGTTCTATGAAATAAGATACCAAAAAGTTGCTTCAGGTGCAGAGTGGGCTAAGTCAACAAATTTAGTTCAAGTTCCTAGAAGAAAATCAAATTCTAAAACAATTAATATTTTAGAACCACCTTTTGCACTAATGATAAAAGCAGTTGATAAATTAGGTAACGAAAGTGCAGAACCAGCAACTATCTTTTCAAATATTAGTAGACTAGAAAATTTTGAATCAATAGGAGTTATAACAGAATAATGCCAACATTTGCAGGAACATTTACTAACACATTTAAAACTACTGACCCTGATGGCAACCCAGCAATAACATTAGATACAATTACACTCTTTGATTCTGCTACTGGAAATTTTGATGACAAAGACTCTACTGGTTTATTTTTTGATACTGGTGGAGAGAACGATAATATATCAAATTCTGGTGAATATGAATTTGCAAACTCTTTTAGTTTAGATGCCATTTATGATGCCACCTTTCAAATAAGATTAGACATGATTGCAGATGACCCTTATGACTTATTTGATTCTGGTAGAGGAGTTTCATTCTTTGATGATGCCCCAGCACCCTTTGATGGTAATGCACCCACAAATTGCTCTGCATTTATTTATGTTGGTGCTTCTGATGTAAGTCTAGCTTCTGTAAGTTCTTATCAACAAATATCTCAACAAGGTACATTCAAAGGTAGGTTTTTTAAGTTTAAATCAATTCTTACTTCTATTGATAACAATGCAAGACCTTTAGTCACAAACCTAATAGTAAAATTAGTATTAGAAAAAAGAACTGAAAAAGGAGATGATATATCTTCAAGTGCAAGTGCTTTTAATGTAACTTTTACTAATCCATTTTTTGCAATACCAACAATTATTGTAATGGGTCAAAATATGGCAACTGGAGATTTTTTTACAATCACTAATAAAGCAAAAACTGGTTTTACAGTAACATTTTTTAATTCTTCAGGAACTATTATAAATAGAACTTTTGACTTTCAAGCAATCGGTCATGGTCTTAAAAATTAATGATTGCAAAAACCAACTATAAAAGTTAATAAGTCTTATGGCTCAAGTATCAGATGTATCGTTGGCAAATCAAGCATTTGGAACTTTTCGTTCTGAACTTAATAATATTTTATCTGCTATCAATTCAAGCCATATTGGCAGTTCAACTCCACCTTCTGCTGTTGCTGGTACAGTTTGGATTGATAATGCCACAGCAAATACCTTTAAATTAAAGGTTTTTGATGGTACAGATAATTTAGAAATATTTAGTATAAATACATCAACTAATGTAATAACATTACCAAGTGGAATTAGTTTAACTGAAGCTGACCCAAATTCTATTCCATTTGCAGTAGCACTAGGTAGTTAATATATGGCAAATAATTTTTCAGACGCACAAACAAGTTTAACAAACACAACTCTTACAGATGTTTTTACAGCATCAAATAAATCTTTAGTAATCGCTGGAACAATAGCAAACACAACAACAACTTCAATGAATGTTTCAATTAAAAAATTTGATAACTCAGCAAGTGCAGGTAAATTTATTTTTAAAAATGCACCACTCCCTGCTGGTTCAAGTTTAGAACTTCCAAAAGTTGTTCTTGCAACATCAGATAAAATACAAGCACAAACAGATGACGCATCTGGAAACTGTGATGTTCACTTACAGTTATTAACTGATGTATCATAATGTCAGGTTATTTAGGAAATAAACCTTCAGCAGTACCTTTAACTTCTGCTGACATTACAGATGGTATTATAACTTCTGCAAAGATAGCAGATGGAACAATAACTGCTAGTGATTTAGCTTCAGGAGTAGGTGGTAAAGTATTGCAAGTTGTATCTACAACTAAGACTGATACATTTTCTGGAAGTGCAAGTGGTGGTTCTTTTATAGATGTTACTGGATTGTCTGTATCTATTACTCCATCTTCTGCTTCTAATAAAATATTAGTTATGGCTACTGTTTGTGGTTGCTGTTCAGTTAATACTCCATCTCCACAAAATAGCATTGGTTTTAAAATTATAAGAGGTGCTACCGATATAGCTATTGGAGATTCTGCTAGTTCAAGAACTAGAATGGGAGTTGCATACGCTGACCCAAGTGCAGACTCAAGAAATATTGCAACAATCTCATTACAACATTTAGATTCACCAGCAACAACTTCTTCTACAACTTACAAAATTGCAGTTACTCAAAATTTTAGTGGTAGTGGTCAAACTATGCTTGTAAATAGAAACGATGGAGATAGTAATGATTATTCATCACAAAGAACAGTATCAACAATTACAGTAATGGAGATAGCAGGATAATATGACTGATATAATAAAAGCAATATTAAAAATAAATCCTAATGCAGAAGTATCAGTTAATGCTGAAGATATAAACCAAATTACTTGGCATAATGGAACACAACCTATTCCTGCAAATGAAATACTAGCTAAACAACAAGAATTAATTGCAGAATATAATGCCAAACAATACCAAAGAGATAGAGCTAAAGCATATCCATCAATTCAAGAACAATTAGATATGCAATACTGGGATAAGATTAATAATACTAATAATTGGGAACAAACAATTAACGCAGTTAAAAATAAATATCCTAAATAATTTATGGCATATATCGGCAAACAACCAACAATCGGAAACTTCGTAAAATTAGATACAATCACAACATCTGCCACAGCTACCTATAACCTTACAAATGGTGGAGTAGCATTTTCTCCGCAATCGCCTAATCATTGTATCGTATCTTTAAATGGAGTAATTCAATCGCCAACAACATCATTTACTATATCAG